CCCTGTAATCCGTAAACTGGAGAAACTTTATGTCACTCGAACTCAAGATTGAAGCCCTGACCGCTGCCGTGGTTGCCCTGACTGCCAAGCTGGAGTCCAGCAATGTAGCAGCACCCGCACCTGTTGCGCCAACACCCGCCCCTGTGGTACAAGCTGCCCCCGCTCCTGTTGCAGCACCTGTCGTGGAAGCACCCGTGGCTGCTGCCCCGGCCATGCCAGCGCCTCCCATATTCGCAGCACCAGCACCTGTTGCACCTATTACTTTGGCCGCACCGTTCAGTGACCCCAAGGGCTTGATCGACTACGTGATGGGTGCCTACAAAGCCCTCGGCCCACAAAAGGGTGCCATGATCCAAGGCGTCTTGACTGGTCTGGGCTACCAGAACATCAACGATGTGAAGCCCGAGCACTACGGTCAACTCCACGCTGGCGTTGAGGCACTGAAGTGAGCGATCACGCCAAGCTGTCCCCATCGAAGCGCAGCCGCTGGGCCTTGTGCCCCGGCAGCATTCGAGAGGAGGCCAAGTACCCTGACACCGGTAGCGGCCCCGCTGCTGCCGATGGTACCCACAGCCACACGCTGCTGGAGCACTGCATCAAGAACGGCTTGTCGGACCCGATGGATCAGGTGGGGGAAACCTTCACCGATCACGAGGGTGAGTTTAAGGTGGACGCTGACCGTGCTGCACGGGTCAAGTCGGCCATCGAGTACATCCGTGAACGTTCGATGGGTGGCTTGTTGCCAGTCATCTCTGAGCAGAAGGTGGACCCCGAGTTCCTGTTAGGTCGTGATGACCTGTCGGGCACCGTGGACTGCCAGATTCTTGGTCCTGACTGGCTTGAACTCATCGACTACAAAGACGGCATGGGTATCGTCACAGCCGAGGGTAACTTGCAGCTTGAGCAGTACGCATACGGTGTGCTGGCCCGACTGCGATTGCCAGTCAATGGCAACTACCCGTTCAGCACAGTTCGCATGACCATCATCCAGCCCAAGCTGGCAATGAAGGGCATGAAGCCCATCACATCGCACGAGGTTTCTGTGCGTGACTTGATGGCGAACATGGGTACAATCATCTCGCAAGCTGCGGCCACCGATGCACCGGATGCCCCGCTTGTACCGGGTGACAGTCAATGTAAATTCTGCCGTGCCAAGGGGTCATGCTCTGCACTGGCAAACAATGTAATGAAGGAGGTCGGGATCATGTTCCAGCCTGTCGTAACCGAAACACTCGATGTCGCGCAGCAAAGCGCCGATAAAGACCCATCCACGATGGACGATGCCCAGATTCGTCAGATCATGGAAGCCGCTCCCCTCATGCGTCAACTCCTCGAAGCTGTCGAGAAGGAAGCACTGCGCCGTCTGGAGTCTGGTGGCAGCATCCCCGGTTTGAAGCTGGTCAACGGTCGTGGCTCCCGCGCTTGGGCACTGCCCGAAGACCAGATGGCCGAGAAGCTGGTCAAGATGGGCATCCCCAAGTCTGCTGTCTACGAGACCAAACTCGTCACACCCGCCAAGGCTGAGAAGCTGACGTGGGAAAAGAAGGACGGCACCAAGGTGACCCTGACCGAGCGCCAACTCAAGCGCATGGATCAGGAGTACGTCAGCAAGCTGGCGGGCAAACTGACCGTGGTCCCCGAATCTGATGGCCGTCCGGCTGTCATCATGAACGCTGCGCCGCTGTTTAGCGCAGTCGAGGCAGCACCCGCTGCCGAATCCCTGCCCTCGTGGCTTTCTTAAACTGGAGTAAATGTAATGTCTGAAATCATCTTTTTGTCGAACGTCCGTCTGTCCTTCCCTCACCTTGCTGAACCACAGCGCCAGATGAATGAGGCCACCGGCAAAGAACGCATCTCGTACAACTGCGAGTTCATCATGCCGCAGGACCACGCTGGCTTCCAGCAGTTCATGGCCCGCTACGGTGCTCTGGCATTGGAGAAGTGGAAGGAACACGCTCAAGCTGTGATGAGCATGATCCAGAACGACCGCAAGACCCGCTGCTTTGGTCGTGGCGAGGAGAAGGTCAACAAGAAGACCTTCCAGCCGTATGACGGCTACGCAGGCAACGTGTTCATTACCGCAGGACGTGACTCGGCCCCGCAGATGATCCAAGCCGATGGTACACCCATCGACCCCACCAACACGATGGCTTACCAGCAGCTTGCCCGCAAGATGTACGGCGGTTGCCGTGTCAACGCTGCCGTCAAGCCTTGGCCTCAAGACAACAAGCATGGCCGTGGCATCCGCTGCGACTTGATCGCTGTCCAGTTCGCTGGTGATGACACACCATTCGGTGAAGCCAACGTGGACGCATCGAACTTGTTCGGCGCTGTGGCTGGTGCTCCCGCTGGTATGTTTGCCCCTGCTGCTGCCGCTATGCCTGCCGCACCGTTCGCAGCACCTGCTGGTCTGCCTTCGTTTTTCGGCCAGTAATTGAATCGGGGCTGAAAGCGGATGCTGCGTAGTGCCGTCACGGACTCCGGAGCGCAGTGCAGCGAGTAAGCCCCACCTACACGGTAACCGTAATGAGTAACGACTATGTATTCGACATCGAAACCTATCCCAACGTGTTCACGCTGGCAGTGGAACACGCAGAAGCACCTCTGCACTGGATGTTCGAGATCAGTGACCTACGCAACGACAGTCGTGCGATCATTGAGTTCCTCCAGCACCTCAAGGACACCGACTCACGCATGGTCGGCTTTAACAACTTGGGGTTCGATTACCCTGTGATCCACACGTTGATCCGCATGGGTCACAGTGACGCCAACACGCTGTACCAAAAGGCGATGGCGATCATCCACGCACAAGACGACGATGGTGGCCGTTGGATGCACACGGTCAAACCGTCTGACCAGTTCGTCACGCAGATCGACCTGTTCAAGATTCACCACTTCGACAACAAGGCACGAGCCACCAGCCTGAAGGTGCTGGAGTTCAACATGCGCAGCGCCAGCATTGAAGACCTGCCGTTCCCGGTGGGCACCGTGCTGAACCGTGAGCAGATCGAGGTGCTCAAGCAGTACAACAAGCACGATGTGGCGCAGACCAAAGCGTTCTATCACCATTCGCTTGACATGATCCACTTCCGTGAAGAACTGACGCGCAAGTACGCTCGGGACTTCATGAACCACAACGACACCAAGATCGGCAAAGATTACTTCGTCATGAAGCTGGAAGAAGCCGGTGTCGCCTGTTATGACTTCGGCCCCAAGGGTCGCACACCCCGGCAGACCAAGCGCCCAGTCATCGCGCTCAAGGACGCCATCCTGCCGTGGATCAACTTCGAGCAGCCCGAGTTCAACCGGGTGCTGGACTGGCTCAAGGCCCAATCAATCACAGAGACCAAGGGGGTCTTCACGGACCTCACAGCATCAATCAATGGATTCACTTTCGTCTTCGGCCTTGGAGGCATCCACGGCTCCGTCGAGTCTGAGGTCATCGAGTCTGACGGTGAGCACGTCATCGTGGACTTGGATGTCACTTCATACTATCCAAATCTGGCAATCACGAATGGGTTTTACCCGGCCCATCTCGGAAAAGAGTTTGTCAGCATCTACAAGTACCTGTTCGAGCAGCGCAAGTCATACCCCAAGAAGTCAGCAGAAAGCGCGATGCTCAAACTCGCACTGAACGGTGTGTACGGCGACAGCAACAATCAGTTCAGCGTCTTCTACGACCCGCTGTTCACCATGAGCATCACGCTCAACGGTCAACTGCTGCTGTGCTTGCTGGCCGAGGGTCTGATGCACATCCCCGGTCTGCGCCTGATCCAAGTCAACACTGACGGCCTGACTGTGCGTGTGCCCCGCAGCCACAAGATGCTGGTTGATCTGGCCCGCGCTGCATGGCAGACGCGCACCGGCTTGAACCTCGAAGAAGCCGTCTACAAAGCCATGATGGTGCGCGATGTCAACAACTACATCGGCGTGTTTGAGAACGGCAGCACCAAGCGCAAGGGTGCTTACGAGTACGACATGGAATGGCACCAGAACGCTGGTGGGCTGGTGATCGCCAAGGTGGCCGAGAAGGTGCTGGTCGATGGTGCACCCATCCGCGAGACAGTCGAGCAGTGGCCGCACATCATGGACTTCATGCTGCGCACCAAGGTGCCCCGGTCCAGTCACTTGGGCATCGAGAAGGACGGCGTGACCTCGCAGCTTCAAAACATCACGCGCTACTACGTGGCAAAGGGTGGCGGGCAGTTGGTCAAGTACATGCCACCGCTGGCGAAGAAGCCCGGTCAGTGGCGTAAGTTTGCCGTTGAGAGTGGCTGGGGTGTCCAGCCCTGCAACGACATCAAGGACGCAGGCAAGCTGCCTGTCGATTTCGACTATTACATCAAGGAAGTGGAGAAGCTATGTCTCAGTTTGAAGTGACGATGGAAGAAAATGAAGCGTTTGACGCATTGAGCAAACAGGTCGCTGGCAATCACTACAAAGATCAACCGATCCAACCAGTCGAGTACATCCACGCCAACGCAATTGGCTACTTTGAAGGCAACGTGATCAAGTACGTGTCCCGTTGGCGCAAGAAGAACGGCCTTGCTGATCTGGAGAAGGCCAAGCACTACATTGAGTTGCTGATCGAACTGGAGAACCGCCGTGCTCGAAAAACAGATTGAAGCCAAGGTCTGCGACTACGCCAAAGAGTGCGGGGTGGGTGTCTACAAGTTCACCAGTCCGGCCCGTGCCGCTGTGCCTGATCGCATGTTCATCTACAAGGGTCGCGTGTTCTTCATCGAGTTCAAGCGCGAGGGGCAAAAGCCCACGCCTGCTCAAGAGCGTGAACACAACCGGATGCGCCAGCACCAGATCAACGTGTTCGTGGTGGACAACGTGGAGATGGGCAAGTCAACCATCAACCTCATGCTGCAAATGATTGAAGCGAGGTTGTGCTGATGAGAGTCATTTCATGGTTTTCATGTGGTGCCGCCAGTGCGGTAGCCACCATCCTCGCTGCCGTCAAGTACGGTGAGATTGAGGCTGTCTACTGCCGGGTGGTTGAAGAACACGAGGACAACCTTCGGTTCCTTGACGACTTCACTCGTGTGACCGGCATCCCGGTCAAGGTCATTATGGATGAACAACACGAGGGGTCAATCTACAAGGTGTTCGCAAAGCGCGGGTTTATCAAGAATCAGTACGGTGCACCATGCACAATGATTTTGAAGAAAGACATGCGCAAGTCGTACCAGCGCCCCGGCGACATTCAAGTGTTTGGTTACACCGCTGAAGAACAAGACCGCGCTGACCGATTCATTGACGGCAACAATGATGTCAGTGAGGACTTTATCCTGATTGACAACAAAGTCAGCAAGCAGGACTGTTACGCACACCTGACCCGACTGGGCCTGAAGTTGCTAACCATGTACCACCTCGGGTACTCCAACAACAACTGTATTGGTTGCGTGAAGGGGGGGATGGGTTATTGGAACAAGATTCGCAAGGACTTTCCAGATCGTTTCGACAAGATGGCAAAAGTGGAAAGACTTATCGGCCACGCCATAAACAAGGACGAAAACGGCCCGGTGTACTTGGACGAGTTAGCACCCAATCGTGGACGGTTCAAGGTGGACATGCCCGCCGATTGCGGCTTTACGTGCGAGGTGAGCAATGCTGACACCTGACCTGCTTCACGGCTACCAGCAGAAGGCTGTCAACTTCCAGTCCACGCATCCCCACTCGATGCTGTGGCTGGACATGGGTCTGGGCAAGACCGTGATCACACTGACCACGCTGGCCCACCTGATCCGCACCAGCTTCCTGCGAGGTGTGATCATTGTGGCTCCCATCCGAGTCATCCGGCTTGTCTGGAGGCAAGAGGCTGTAAAGTGGGAGCACACCAAGCATCTCAAGTTCAGCATGGTCACGGGCACCAAGGACCAGCGCACCCGCGCCCTGCTGCGTCCCGCTGATGTCTGGATGATCAACTACGAGAACCTCGGGTGGCTTGCCGAAACGCTCCAGACTTACTTCGTCAAGAAGGGCAAGCCGATGCCCTTCAACGGGATCATCTGGGACGAGATCAGCAAGATGAAGAACAGCGCCACGAACCGGGTCAAGGCGTTTCGCAAGATCGCTGACCAGTTCGACTGGGCCACGGGCTTGACCGGCACCCCGGCCAGCAACGGGTACAAAGACCTGCACGGTCAGTTCCTCGTGGTGGACAGGGGTGAGCGGCTGGGCACCAGCAAGACGCAGTTCAAGACCCGGTTCTACAAGAAGGTCGGGCCGTACAAAGAGGTGCCCTACGAGGATACCGAGGACACGATCAAGAAGCTGATCGGGGACATCACGCTGGAGATGTCAGCCGAGGACTACAACCCGCTGCCTGACCTGATCGTCAACAACATCGAGATCGAGATGCCCGAGGAGTTGCGGGCCAAGTACGACAAGCTGGAGAGGGAGTTCTTCTTGGTGCTCGACAGCGGCAAAGAGATCGAAGCGTTCAACCAAGCGGCTCTCACCAACAAGTGTTTGCAGTTCTCCAACGGTGCCATGTACCCCATCGCCGGGATGCCGCTGTGGGAGCCGGTGCACGACATGAAGCTGGACGCTCTGGAGGACATCATCGACGAGGCCCAAGGGTCACCGATCCTGTGCGCCTATGCGTACCGCAGTGACGCCGAGCGCATCATGACCCGGTTCAAAGACCTGCGGCCCATCAACCTGACCGAGTGCAAGAGCGAGGCGTCTCTCACCAACGCCATGCACCGCTGGAAGACGGGCGACTGCCAACTGATGATCGGCCACCCAGCGTCGATGGGTCACGGCATCGACGGCTTGCAGAAGAACGGCCACATTCTCGTGTGGTATGGCCTCAACTGGTCGCTGGACCTGTACGAGCAGTTCAACGCCCGAGTGCGCCGCCAAGGCCAAGGTGCCCCGGTCATGTGCCACCGCATTCTGATGCAAGACACGCTTGACCAAGCGCAGGCACTGGCCCTCGATGAGAAGGCCACCACGCAGGCCGGATTACGTAACGCTGTAAAACAATACCGCATATCTAAAAATGTGTGATACACTTGTGTCACATCAACAACTGGAGTAACTGTAATGATCCGTGAACTGTACAACTGGGTGCGAAACGCCTATGCCACACCGAGTGCCGAGTCGCTGGCGCTGCGTGAACTTGAGGAGGCCAAGCGCAGCCTCCTCGAAACCCAGTCAGCCCGTGAATACGCTGACAGCATGTGCAAGTACCGCGAGGCCCAGATCAAGCGCCTGACGGCCTATTTGCACAAAGCCACTGAGGTGGACGCATGAGCGAGTGCCAACACCG